TCAGTAACAAGCCCATTGACCAGCGGCAATAGCGCGTCAATCTGATCCGAGATTGCCCCGGATTCGGCGGCAGTCCTGTTGAAGATGATCCCGTTCCAAGGACCTTGGCCCCAAGCGCCGGTACCCCAACCACCTTCGGTAAACGTGACGGAAGAATCAATCGAGTCGGCAGTGGATGCTGTTTCCGCTACAGAATGATTGAAGGTGCCGATAGCCTCAGTCGAATCAGCGCCCGATGCAGAATCTTCTGACCGACCGTTAACAGTCGTCAGTTTGGGCGTGACCTCATCTGCTACAGAGGCAGACTCAATTACCGCACCGTTAACTGTCGAGATGGTCGCCGAAAGCAGGTCAGAGACGCTGGCTGACTCAATGACGGAGCGGGCAAAAATAATCCCGTTCCATGGCCCTTGGCCCCACGTACCAGACCCCCAGCCGCCTTCTGTGTACGTTACGGACAGAGACACGGAATCCGCCGTGGATGCGGTCTCTGCAACAGAAGCGCTTGGCTGGAACGCCGTAGAGATAACGTCGGATGCAGACGCAGCCTCAACTACGAGGCCATTAACAGTTGTTAATCTCGGAGTGACAAGATCTGCACCACTAGCAGCCTCATCGACTTGCCCGTTTACGGCGGGCACAGACAGCGTTACCAAATCCGCAGCGGATGCAGACTCAACGATGTTCCGGCCAAATACCGTACCGCTCCACGCGCCCTGACCCCATGTGCCTGAACCCCATCCACCCTCAGTTAAAGTGACGGAGGCGGACGGCGCATCGGTGGCACCAGATGTCTCTGCGAGCGCAGAGTAAACACTGGCGATGTTTGATGGGGAGTCTGTTGCGGACGCCGTGAATAACGTCAAGTTCTGTAATGACTGGCTGGCCGAAACTATGTCGGCCGTCAAGACGAACTCGTTTTCTGTCCTTTCGACTTGCAGTCGAACGCTCGTCTCATCCAAGCCCGTTGCGGTCTCGGCGGCTACAGGAACAAAAGTTGCCTGAGCGTTTACAGAATCAGTGGCTGAGGCAGTCTCTGCCTCGGTGCGGAAGTAGTTGGTAATTCCGCTGTTAGCGTCCGAGATCGAAGATGTCTCGGCAACACTAACGAAAACATCACGTATCGAAGATACGGAATCAGAGCCCGTGGTGGGCTCTAAGACTAGACCAGCAGCAGAAGTCCCGGATATTGCATCCGAGCCAGTGGCGGACTCAGTTACTGACGATGAGTAAGCTGAGTAACCCCATTTAGGTTGGCCCCAAGTGCCGGAACCCCAGCCACTGGACACTTATCCATCCTTAGGCTGACAGACTGAATTGATAGGTGACGTTCAAAATGTCGCCGCTAACAACCGATCGGTCGCCGGGGGCCTGAAAGTCGGCAGCAGAAAACAGAGTACCGGTTGTACCACCCTTGCTATTGTTGCTAATCAAAAACGCTCCACCAATAGTGGTAGTAGCGTTCATGTTGAACACCGCCTTACTAGCGGTATTGGTAACTACAGACGGGTTCGCGTTCGTGGCAGACGCGAAGTTTGCAACAGGACGATTTGCTTGGTCATAACTAGTATTCTCCGTCCACCCAAGGTGGGAAGCCGCAGTGTCGCCAGCAGCGGGGGTGTTTGAAGCAGCAGCGCCGTAAATGCCGACGTACCACGCGTTAATCTGGGTAACGCCAACGAGCGCCGTTCCAGCCATGTACTGAAGGCCGACGTTCACAACAAGATTGGGCGTCTCAGCAGTCCACTTGGAGTTGCCGTCTTTATCGAAACACTCAACGATGTACTTGCCGGTGGCCTTGAGCGCCTCAGTGCTTGGCGTGCTGTTGGCGATCAGGCCACCGCCGATCACATCCGAAGTCTTTGCTCTGTTCGTCGTCACTTAAGGCTCCTATGCAATCCTGATGATTGCGCTTGTGCTGGAGGCGGCAGGGAACTGAACCTCAAACGAGGTCGAGCAGGTTTTATCCCCGCCAAAATCAAGAACACATACGGTGGGATTGCCCCCACCAGACTTGTAGATCAACGCGCCGCGACAGGTAAATGCAGCCGGGTTCCACGTAGAGTTTGAAAACGACAAATACGCAGTCGTATTCGTGGGGTCAGCACCCGTCGTCGGCGTCACAGATACCGTCAGCGTGTTACCACCGGCAGTATATCCGGTCCCAGTGATCTCGCCGTCAGTAGTGTACGCCGAGGTGGTCGGCCCGAGACTAGCCGTGTCGCTATACAACGCAATCTTGAACGTGTCAGATGCGAAGTTAAACGTGCCCGATGCCAGACCCGTTTTGAAAGTGTTGGTTGCACCTTGAACGAGTGGCATATCAGGTCACCGGCTGGCGGTACTGCCCAGATCTGTAAGCGTCCTGCCGCTCCATGCCGTCGCCAAGGCGTTTGGCAAGACCAAGGGCTTCTTTGTACTTGGTGTCGTACAGCGTCAGCATGTCGGCATCACCTTTCATGAAGGTGTACGCCTCAACCAACGAACCGTACAGCAGCACGCTGTCAAAGTTGTCCCCGAGCCAAGTGGTCGATGCAGTCACAATCGACTCGGGGTAGTAGTAGTAGTGAAGCTCAACCGTGTACCCGGCATCAGGCGTCGGCCCGAGAATGAACGATAACTCATTCGTAATCGTTGCCCCAGAGACCGTCGGGCCAAACAGCGCGTAGTACCGTGGCAGGCCAGTATCAGTCGGCACGGGGTACGACTGACGGATGAAGTTCACATCCTTGTTCAACAGGTACTCATACGCCCCGGTGCCATCCACAACAGCCAGAGAATACGCTGCGAGGAAGTCGGTAGGGCACGAGAGATACTTATTGCCGATTGACGTAGTGCCAGTCGCGTTCTTACGCAGGGACGGGAACTGAACGGTGTTATAGATGCGCTGCTCTGCCTGTCGGACAAAGCGAGCGATCTGGTCAGCAGACGTAACAGCAGAGCCGTCAGCGAGGTACGTAGTAGGGAACGTATTCTCGGTGTACGACTGAATTGCTGCTGACAAATCGCTGTAGTTCACGCCATCGGTCCCCGAGCGGTCACACCCTTGGTAGCAGCGCCGTTACCCCGGGTCTTTTCACCGGAGGTCTTGGGCTCAGGATAACCGTTGCGGTTGATGCTGCCAACGCTCATGTTCACATCGTTAGCCCGGAGACGGTTGCCACCATCATAGCCGGAGTTCTTGATGTCAATCTTGGGCGAGCCCTGCATCGTGTGCGGAGGCGCGTAAACCGGCGCGGGGCCGACTTCTTTGCCGCCCATCTTCATGCTGAACTTAGCCATTACTTGCTCCGCTGATTCATGGCACGAGCGAGATTACGCCCGTACTTCTTCATGTCGAGGGAAGTGACGCCGCCCTTTTTCATACCCTTGGCGTGCATGCGCTTCTCGTGCTCTTTCACTTCGGCCTTAGCAACTTTCTTCATTGAGTCCATGATTACCCCTACGTAGTCACGATGGTGACTGTACCAATTTGAATATCCAATGCCAAGTTATTTGGCGTTAGCCCAGCATCATTAGCCCTTGAGCCACCAACGGGGTTCCACCCCCACTGAATAACTCGGCTGCCTTCTCTGTTGTTACCAGACTGGTAGTAGCTGGTATCGGGGCGCGGATCACGAACTGCCTGTGGATCGTAAACCGGATACATGCCCAACTGCAACTGCGGTTGATCTGGTTCCCAGCACTCAGGACAAACCTTGATGTTGACCGTCTTGGTCTTGATCGTGAGTTTGCGAAGTTCCCTGAGCTTGTACCTCTGCCCGCACCGATCACACTCGGCAATCGAGTTCTTTGCTGATGCGTACTTAGGACCTGCCATGGTCAGTAAAACAGAGAGCGCGGAACGAACCTGAGGCTCGCCTTTTCTCTGTCCTCATCGGCTGCCAACAGCCACTGCTGCTCGTACTCAGATTTGAGCATGGCAATACGGTTGGGGTCCATCTCGGGAAACTTCAGCGCCATCTTGTACGCCAGGCCGGCCACCATGCACTCGATGAACCTGAACGGAATGTCCTGAGTCTTGGTGCCGGTGCCAGTGTCCTGCATCCGACGCATGCGCCAGTACACGAACGTGTAGTAGGGGGTGCCACTGGACCCTTGGTTCGGCACGGGCCAGATGTTGATGGAAGTCAAGTTCTGAATCGTTACGCTAGCCCCAGCGGTATGCGAAGCCGCTGTCGTTCCGTTCTGCCCGCGAGCGCAGTACACCAGATCGTTCCCATTCACCGCCGAGTACGAGATCGTCTCGTTGTCCAGCTTGATGAAGCCAGACGAAGGCAGTTGAGACACGCCCGTGATGGTGATCGTGGTGGCCGTGGCGTTGATGGTTGAGGTCAGCGTAGCGGTCGTGGTGTTGGAGTCACCGGTCTGGCGATTGACCCAAACCTGAATGGGTCGGCCAGTTGCGTTCTTGTTCGGGATCGTGGAGTAAGTAGACTCCGAGATCCGATTGATGTTGATGTCGGTCTGGTTCTGACCGGTGCCGGTACGAACAACCTGATCCAGCAGGTCGATTGTGTCCGTAGGAATGGGGTAAACGGCTTGATTCGGGTACAGGGGAATCTGCCCCTGCTCAATCGTCCAGAGGTTGATGCCCCGATTGGCCCACTCAATAGTCAGCAGGTTCAGGGAGCGACGAGCAGTCCTGAAGTTGTAGCCCGTGCGAAGTTCTTGGCCGCAACGCTCAAACGCCTCTTCAATGAGGTCGTTCACATCTAGGTTGAACGCTGCGGTACCGGTAGTAGACATTACCTAAACCTCGCGGTTTTAGCCGCCACCTTGGGTGGTTGCTTCACAAACTGTTTGCCAGCCTTCTTGCCAGCACGCTTCGCCTTGGTGGTCGCCGCGTATTCAGCGGGGGACAGGGCCTTGATCGCATTCTCAGGCAAGTATCGCTCACCCGTCTTGGATGACGGTTTACCGGACTTAGTACGCCATTTCTGAGCGGTCCAGTCCTTGAGCGATTGTTGGGGGTTCTTCATTCAGTCGTTCGCGTGGTAATCCGCCTCTTCACGAGCCAGATCATCAAGAACTTCTTCTGTACCACAAACACACGGCCCATCTTCATGTACAGGGCAGTCAGCCGCGTGGCCGTTAATCATCTCTTGGTTACCCACGATAACCACCGCCCTTAGCCTTGTACTGCTTAGCAAGAAGCTGCGCTTTGCGAGCTGACCACTGACCTGCGGCGGTTCCTTGAACAGCGCGAGACTTGATGGACTCAAACATAGATTTCCGCATGCCGGGCTTGGTGTAGTTACCAGAGGCGTTGACCTTGGACTTTACGCCGCCGCCCTGCTTGAACCGTTTGACGATTCCAATGCCAGCGCCAGATGGCCCTGTCATGAAAGACGAGCCTTTTGGCTTAAATCCACCGCCCTCAAGGTACGCCTGAATGTCAGTGTTTTTGTCCAAACTCTTGGAGAGCGTCAGGCGACCACCGCCACCAATCCCAGCACCGCTTTTACCGCCGCCGCCAACGGCACTGACATTAAACTTGGGCTGTTCTTCCTCGTTCTTGCTGGAAGACACGCTACCGCCCTCGGCGTACTGATCGAAATCAGTGTCGTCTCGCCTCGACTTGCGAGTTCCCTTGGGCATCTTGGAGGGGCTGATGGCCCCCATCCCGCGAGACGCCATCATGATTACACCATCTTGCCGCGAGTCTTGCCACGCTGAGCACAGCCATCGGCACGCTTAGAAGCAGAACCAACCATGCCGCCTTTGGCATATCCAGCGTAGTTGTACGCCTCGCCTTCACGAGCACGCAAAGGCACCGCCTCGCGCATGCGCCCCGCTTGTTTGATGTCGTCCCTTGCCGACTTGCGCATCGTCGTAGAGATCTTGGACAGGATGTCATCCTCTCCAGAAATTCCACGCTGCATCAGCTCACGAGAGGACTCAAGTTTGCGGGTCTCTTCCGTTGTCGGGGATCGGTAGCTTCTTGGCATGATCGTTCCTTAGCACTTACCGCCACGCATCATGGTGACTTGCTTGGCCTTGGTTTTGCCTTTAGAGGCAACGCCATCGGCAGATTTGTGTCCAGCAGACAGACCGCCAGCGGCCATCTTCTTGACGCCACCGCCCTTCTTCATGCCCATCATCTCAGCCTTTTCGTGCTTGATCATGGACTTCGGGGCACCCTTGGCTTTCATGAAGCCAATCTCTTTATTAACCATCGCTTTAGATTCTTTCACTTCGCCGCCTTCTTTGAAGAGTGTAGATTTGCCGTGCCGTGTCTTGGGTTTGTTGACACGCTGTAAGTCAGGGCGCTCACCGGCGCCCTTACCAAACTTCAGCCCTTTGTCGGCCTTCATGTAATCCTCGCCAACTGACTGCGGCACGCCAACCCTCTGCGCTGCGGCCGGGTTGTTAGCCACCATCGCCATGAAATTGTGTTGTTTCTGGCTAGTGCTCGGCATTTTGCCTACCTTTGATAACGGCGTCCAGTTTCATCTCTAGTCGATCCAGCCTGTCCAGAACCCGGTTAATGTCAGTATGCACCTCAACCTTGGTCACATACTCTTTGGCAACTTCTTCCCGGGTCTTGTTGAGCAGAATCTCGACTCGCTTCAACTCCATGGATTTTTCCTTAAGAACCCATGACAACAGACCGATTAACACCGATAGTACGGTGTTCCAGATACTGAGATCCATCACACAAACCTGCCCCTAGTTTTCCCGCGTTGAGCAGCGCCATCAGCGCGTTTAGAAGCGGAACTTACTTTCCCGCCCTTGGCATAACCACGGTCATGCAGCTTGATGGAGGGGTTGCTCCGCTTCTCAGATTCGTGCTTTTCGATCGCTTCGACCGCTTCTTCCGTAGCAATCCGATCTTTGGCGCTATCGGTGAGCTTGGCCCGAGTGCCGCGAACGGATGCTTTATCGACGGTTTTGTCGATAGCCTTGCCAACAGAGGGGAACTCTTCGTCGATTGCTTTACCAGCGTCGTAGCCCGTCATAGCAGCGCCGCTCAGCATCCCAGCACGACCCAAAGACCGTGAAAGCGCTCGGCCGCCAGCTTCTTGCTGCATGCGACGGTTGTATTCACGCTCAGCGGGAGCTTTGATCCCACGCCCAATCCGTTCAGTGTCCGCCCGCTGAGAGGCAATAACGTCCTCTTCAAGATTGGGGGTCAGATCACGGGCATTGGTTTGGTTCGGGGACCGATAACGATACCCTGGAATGGCGGATTTATTTAAGCGGCCCATATCAGCAATTCCATGCCCGCAGGCTTTTATTGATGCGACTGTTGGGGTCGTTGGCGGTTTTCGTACTCGTGAGCTTCTTCTTCATGCCTTTCATGCGGGCACAGAACGAATCACGGCGAGATCCGCCCTCGGGTTGAGGCGGTTTGAGTCCCGGTTTACCGGG